GTACACACCACATCGAGAGTGTAGAGGTTCGATGACCTTGTTCTTGAAATTACAAGTCAGGATGAATCTACAGTTCTTACTGAACTCTTCGATGAAACCACGCAAAGCGGGTTGGGTGGATTGTGCATTAAGGTAGTCTGCCTCATCAAGGATTACGACTTTGTAACCGCCTGAGAGAGAAACAGATGAGGCAAACTGTTTGATTTTACCACGTAGGGTATCGATGTTCCCTTCTTCCGAACCATTGATGATGATATAATCAAGACCAAGTTCGTCACAGATCGCACGTGCGATTGTGGTTTTACCAGTACCAGCAGTACCAGTGAACATCATATTGGGGACTTCGCCTGAGTCTACAATCTTTTGGAATGTATCTTTCAGGTCTTGGGGTAGAACAGTAGTACCGATTAGTCGGGGACGATACTTCTCAACCCATAGAAATTCTTTAGACATTGTGTCTCCATAATAAAATAAAAGTGTTTCGTAGTATATACATTGTACAACATATGAAACAAAAAGTCAAGAAAAGTTTGGGGATGGGGAGGAAAGGAGGACTCTCCCACCCCCACGATACTGAATAGTACCGTTTAGTCTTCAACGCCTTGTGCAGACTGATACTCTTCACAGAGTTGAATGATCTGAACCGCTTGATCACGTAGTTGACCAATGGTTGACAGTTCTTCTCCTTTGAAACCACCACGTTGTACTACCGTGTCGATTACCGCAACTGAGGAACGAGCAACTCGGTTACCCAATTCATAGATTGCAGTGTGGTCTTGTTCTTGCGCTTTTTCTTTAGCCATCTTATTATGCTCCGTAAGTAGATGATTTTTCAAGTGCGATGAAATATTCGATCGCAGATTGTTTACTAGTGAACTGAGAAATTAGTTTAGAACTAATACCCACTTCAAAGTCTTCGTTGACAACTTTTAAGTTGCTAACATTCATGATGAAGTTGAAATCAACTCCTTCGGGGTATGTACCCTCTACGTCAATAGAGAACGCATTACTCGTTGAGTCTTTACTATCAATAACAGAAAGACGAACCGCACCAGTAGTCGGTGAGATAGAAATCTCATCGTGTCCAAGTGCAGCAGCGGCACGTTTTACTTTACCTAGAGTATCAGTATCTAGAGAAAATTTAACTTCCGCTTCTGGCATATTGATGTCTTTGCCAGGCGATGTCAACATCTCTGGGTCAGAGAAGAAGTACTTCACAGATGAACGTCCAGTAGAATCACCTACAGTCACATAGTCCTTCTCGAACTTGAGTCGTGGTGAGTCAACCAATGACAGTACATTCAAAAACTCTGATAAGTCATAGATGCCAAATGAGGCGGGAAACTCTTCGGTGAGTTCTGCCTTAGATAACACATTCCTTGCAACAGAGATGGTCTTTACAGTGTTACCCTCAGTGATAACAATGTTTGGGTTTATTGTTGAATAGTTCTTCAGAACGTTCAACGTAGTATCGGATAATTCCATAATGTATTCCTTTCAGTTGTATAAGTTATAAAGTGTATGATATCATACGTTTCAGTTAAAGTCAAGACTTTATTTTACTAAAGTTCTTTTCTTTTACAAACTCGATTTTGCGGTGGAACTGTGCATCCTCAAGTTCACTCTTGTGAGAGATAACAAAAACGTTGGTATCCTCACCTAGCGTAGAGATAATCTTCATGAGGTTTTCAATACCCTCTTCATCCAGAGACGAATCAAATGTCTCATCAAGGACTAGTAGATTGGTCGCCACACTATTCTTCATCTTCGCAATCTGTCTCCACGTAAATAGTAGGGACAAGTCAATACGTTGTTTCTCACCCTCAGAGAATGAGTCATACGAAAATGCATCACGATGTCTAGAACGAATAGTCTCTTGGAAAGACTCGTCCAGATCAAAGTGTACGAAGAAGTCTAGAATCTGTAGGTACTTGTTGGTCAATTGATTTATGACAGGCAAGTACTGTTTAATAATCTTGGTCTTGATACCAGTGTCTTTGAGTAACTCTGCATACACTTGGTTATATGAGTGTTGTTCTGCAAGTTTGTACTTGGTCTCTTGACAATCTTCCTTAGACTCACGTAATGTTTCTAGTGCAGAGTTTGCTTCTGATAGGTCACCACTCTCATTGTCAATACGAGAAATCTCATCATTCAGTTTGTCGATGTTCGTATTGATTCGCATAATCTCTTGAGTGTTGGCATCAATCTTAGACTGCCAACTGCGAATGTGGTCTTGTTGACGATTGAGTCCTTCAATTACCTCTCCCAACTTATCGGTCTGAATCTTGTGTATGTCCAGTGCGTTTGCGATAGTACCCGCCTTGGTCTTACATTTGTTTAGGTGGTATTCTTTAAGTTTAGCATCAATCTTCTGTTCACAGGTAGGACACTTGTCATTCTCTTCAAAGAACTTTGCCTGTTTGACAACATCCTTTTGTTGACTACGAAACCCAGCGGCAAACTCATTCAGGTCTTGCAGTTTCTTCTGATTAGAAACAATCTCAGTTGTGACCACCTCAGATTCTGCAACATCTACACTGACCTTTGCGTTCGCCTCATTGAGTTCACGTATGTCATCCTGTAGACCTTTGATTGTTGCGAGTTTCTCTTTCTTCTGTGTCGCAGTAATCTCACTCAAGTCACGAATGTATTTCTTCTGTGCATTGATTTTAGTATTGACCAGATTGATATCATGTTCATTTGTCCGCAACTGGTCTTTAAGTAAACTCATCTTCTCCTTGAGAATACCATTCATCTTAGAGAACATATTGATATCAAGTAAGTCTTCAATAACTTCTCGTCTAGACCCACCTGCTAATTGCATGAATGGTACAAAGGATGATGACCCAAGTACGACAATCTGGTGAAATGATTTGTGATTCAGTTTGATGATGTTCTTCTCAAGCATAGATTGATATTCTTTTGCATGAGAGTCTTGGTTAATCATATTACCATTGACCCATATCTCAAACTTGTTAGGTTTGATACCTCGGACAATCTTGTAATTCTGTTTACCAATAGAGAACTCAACCTCTACCAATGAACCTTTACCATTGATAGTGTTGACCAGCTGGTTCTTAGAGATTTTCCGATGAGGTTTCCCAAACAGACCAAAGGACAGAGCATCCAACATAGTGGACTTGCCTGCACCATTGTGTCCTACCACTAGGGTAGTCGGGGTTTTCTCGAAGTCAATCTCGGTGAAGTTATTCCCTGTACTCAGGAAATTCTTAAAACGAAGTTTCTTAAAATTAATCATTGGGGTATAATACCACACTCATCATATAAAGTCAAATTTATTTTTCGGTCATTCCACACCAGTTACATTCTTGGTTTTTACCGACACTCATCTTAGTCGCCTCTGCGGTACAATAGTGTTCCCACATTGCAGACTCTTCGGTGACAGTAGCACAATCGTCTACCGCACTTGGAGGGTCTTTCTTACCAAAGATTGCATCCCAATTATCTTCGTACTTCTCCCTATTAGGAATCGGTCTTGGTGAATCACCTTTACCACCATCACTCATTATACTACCTCCATGTTCTGTGCTTCTTTCATCAAATGAGATACCTCTTGTTTGATTCGGTCTTTATCTAGGTCAGTAACAACATTGTCAATATAATCGTATACTAACGTTTCGGTATCGTCAACATTTATGTTTTCATCATCCACATTAGAACCAATGAACTCTGCGAAATCTTCTGCAATCTTCAGTTCATGAATCTTCTGTGCCTGTACCCGATCAATGAATCGTTCAAATTCATATGGGTCACCCTTGTTGGTAACAATAACCTTGACGAACTTATTGTCCAGATACTTGAGGTCTTTGAACTTGTTCATGTTCTCGTGGTCGTAATAAATCTTCTCGTAGATACGAATAGGATTCTGAACCGCAGTCAGTTCTCTTGTTTCGGTATCAAGGATATGGAAATGTTTGGGGTCATCACAGTCGTTCCAGAAGAACTCCATCTGAGCACCCAAGTAGTGAATGTTATCCATACTAGACTTCGCATGGAAGTGACCAGTCAACACCATATCAAATCGGTCAAAGTGTTTCTTACTCATACCATCCATACAGACTTGACCACGTGCCATCTCGAACCCTTGCAGTTCTAAGTGAGCACCGACAATCTCCGCACTAGTGTTCTTCAGAAACTCTAGTGTGTCTTTCTCGTTCTCTGGATTAATCCAAGGGACAAGCGCAACCTCTGTACCATCATAGTTCATCACTGTTGGTTCCATAACGAGATTCACTTCATTCATGTAGTGACCTTGTAGTTCCTTCAGTGCGTTCAACTCATTGGTGTTCTTATAGTACACGTCATGGTTGCCAGGAATGATATCCATAGTGATACCATGTTTACGCATAGGTTCAAGGAATATCTTACGGTTGTGTTGCAGTGCCTTGAAGTTGATAGTCTTGCGGTTATCGTAGTAATCACCCAAGTGTACAATCTGTTTGATATCATGTTCTAACAAATACGGAAAGAACACGTCCCGATAGAACTGTTCTTGATAATCCATGAAAATGTCAGATGAGTTTCGACAACCCGCATGGGTGTCATTTAATATTGCTATTTTCATTATCTTTTCTTACCAATCTCATTGCATCTGCCATAGGTAGTTTACCCGCAGAATTGTTTTGCATTTTAATTGCCTTCTTACGAAGCCGTTTCATTTCACTTTTTCTTTCTTTATACTTGTCCATTATACATTACTCCACAGGATTAGTCAACTATAAAATCAGTTAGGTCTGAGTCTGCCTTGACAGTACGTCTCTTACGTTCTTTCTTAACGATTGCTTTCCACTCAGTATCTTTGTCTTTGATTTCATCAATACGCATACGGAGTTGGTCAACAAACGCAGAGGCAACTGCCCTAGATTGTGCGTCACCTAGTTCTTGGTCAAGGAAGGTTTCAATACCAGACTGTTCCATATAACGCATCTTGATATCTTGTTGTTTCTTCTCTTTCTCAATTCTACGTAAGAATGCGAACCATGAAATCTGTGTGAAGTATGCAAACGCATTAGGTTTACCTGTACGGGTTGCGGCTTCTAGGTTATAGTTCTCAATTGCTTTTAGACAGTTCTCTACTGCATCCATCACCATCTCTTCCCGATAGGTGTAACGAACGAAGTTGGACTTGTGGGATAGACCCTCACAAATCTTTAAGAAACACATTGCAATATAGTCGGGTACTTTTGGTAACTTGACCATTGCTTCTCTCGCACCATTGAGGTCGGTAACATAATCAACCACTGCTTGTGAAAACTGTGCATTGTTCACATAGTGTGGTTTGTCTTTTGGTTTAATCTTTGCCATTTTCATTTTCCATTTTATATCTCAAATTACTGGTTGAGAGGTTGTGATGTCTTTTATTATAGTATACTTGGATGAAATTGGCAAGAGCATAATCCTTGCCCGTGAAATCTTTTTCTTCATACTCTTCACCAATGATACGTACATCGAAGTCAATCAACTGCATAAGCCTCAGCAAGTCCTCTTCTGACTCGTAGGGAATAATCTCATCTACATACTTACAGGCATTCAGTTGTATATATCTTTCTGATATAGACTGTAATGGTTTGTTCTTCTCAGGTCGGTCAAAAGACGGGTCAGTCTGTAGACCCACGATAAGGTAATCACACTGTTGTTTTGCTTCCTTTAACATTGCGACATGCCCCGCATGGAACAAATCGAATGCGGAACAAGTAAATCCTTTGGTATGTATTTTCATAATATTTCTCAAATTAGGGCTTGACAAAAGTTGTAACCGACTGTATAATTAGCTTTGCGGTCAGAGAGGG